GGCGTCGCCTGGAATTCCTGACTTACACGGAATCTTCAAAGGTCATCCTTTTTGGCTAGAACTCAAAGTCCACAGGTTAAAGTCACTTAAATCAGTTGGATTACGACCCCATCAAATATCGTGGCAAATAAGATACTCAATGAATTTAGGATCAGTCTGGAACTTGGTTCATCATCCTTCTTCCTCTACTATAAATATATTTAAAGGTGGGAGAGCGATTGAGTTGACAGGAAACAAAGATCCTTTGACCCCTGATTGGAGTTCCCCGATTCCTTACGATTGGAAGGGATTGATGGACTTTATTGTATCATCAAAGTCGTAGATTCACCATGAGATCTTGATCATTTTTTCTCTCAACAGTCATCATCAATCATCCTCAAAAAACTTAGATGAAGAAAGAAGATGACGATGGTACGATGATTCTTGATGATTCGGCAGAGAGGGAGGGAGTTGATTCTCAAGATTCGGTTATTAACCATGTATATGTAAATAAGGTCAATATCAATCATCCTCTTAGGTCAGTTGACGATTTTTGATGATTTGAAGATTTTTGATGATTTTACATCTTTCTTATTAAATCTTGTCGGTTGTCTTTTTGTTGCTGCGATTTTTTGTAAAGGTTACATTAAATAATGTTAATAACAGTAAAGGATGTTAGAAATGAAATTTACGATACGGAAACAACTTTTGACAATTGCTATTGCTTTTTTGATTGTGTTTTATGTTTGGTTGACGTTGACAATATTTGCGAGTTTTGGCTAATGTTTTATATTTTAATATTTATAATGATTGGGATTGCGATGTGGCAATTATACAACAGTTTTAAGTAAAAGTTAAAAAAAGTTAAAAAAGGTTAAAAAAGGGTTTACACCTTTTACCTATTAATATATAACTATAAGTGTAGCCACAAGGTTACATTAACTTTAACAAAATAAGGGCATTAAAAAATGCAAAAAAATACAAACACAGCTTTAGCACCTGTAAAAACTGCTAAAACTACAACTGCAACTTTACAAATTACAAACGGCAAGCCGTTAACTTATAAGTGCATTTGGGCATTTGTTAACACACATGCTAAAGGGCAACTTGCTAACGTGCAAGTTGTGCCATTACCAAATGTTAAAAAGGGCAACGCTGTACCTGTACCATTTGGTTACAATGGTAAAGTAAATGGTGTACGTGCCACAATACAAAATTGGTTATTATTTGGTGTTAAGGGTGCAAAGCAAAATAACGCACACGTTGCCTTAACAAATGCTAAACCTTTAGGGCATAGCTATAAAAGCCCTATTTGTTTATTAGCTTTATTAAATGGTGGCTATAGCCCTAGCAGTGCCACATGGGGTACAAGTTTTGTTAAGCTTGTTGTAACCCCACAAGCTAACTAATAGCAAGGGGTAGGGGTTAATTACCACCCCTACCCCATTTTAAAACCACAATTAAAGGTTGCCACCCCCAACCCCCCCTACAGACGCGAGCGTGCATATTGCGATAGTGATATGCAAGTTTTGGACGAATCTTCGAGATCCATAAACATTTTGCCAAGCACCCCCCTTATAGTGTAAAAGGATGATAGGTTCATTGTCATAAAAAAATTTTCGATATATGGAGAATATATGACCCCTGATTTGTTGCAAGTTCCCGAAGAACATTTAAAGAAGTTTGCTACATTATTGGATAGAGCTAAGGAGATTGATTTATCAGAGCGAGCTCGTGATGATTTTATGACTTTTGTTCAAGTGGTTTGGCAGGAGTTTATAAATGGTCGGCATCATAAAATTTTAGCGAAGAAGTTTAATGCTTTGGCAAATGGTGAGTTAAAGCGTTTGATTGTGAATATGCCACCGAGACATACGAAGTCAGAGTTTGGAAGTTATTTATTACCTGCATGGTTGATGGGACGTAAACCTACGTTAAAGATTATGCAGACTACCCACACAGCAGAGTTGGCTTTTAGATTTGGTCGTAAGACACGTAATTTGATGAATAGTGATGAGTATCGTAAAGTTTTTGATGTAGAGTTACGTGCTGATAGTCAGGCAGCAGGTCGATGGGAGACAAGTAAGGGAGGTGAATATTTTGCTGCAGGAGTTGGAGGTGCAGTGACAGGACGTGGTGCTGATTTGTTAATTATTGATGACCCTCATAGTGAGCAAGATGCTTTATCCCCAACAGCGATGGAACATGCTTATGAGTGGTATACTTCGGGTCCCCGACAACGATT